TCGTCGCGATGAACGTCAGCACCGTCATCACGGCCTGCGCCGCGGCGATGCTCAAGCCGACATCCATCAGCGCGATCCAAACCGTGACTGCGATTGCTTGCGGCATGAGTTAAAACGTCCAGCACCGAAGCGGATTGTCCGCGGCAAAGATCAGTCCAACCGGCCCAACGAAGGCCGCGACATTGCCGAGGCAGATGCCGAGCGCCGGTCCCGTCGGAGTCATTCGTGCGAGGATGTCCCCGCGGCCTGCGCGCTGCGGCTCGATCTCACGGAGCTGCCCGTTGCCTCCGGCGATACCGATCACGCCGCCGGCCGGCTTGAGCATCCGCATCGCTCCAAGCGGCGTGTGATAGCGCCCGCGAAAAGGTGCCGCCAGATCGCAGCCGGAGGCTTTCAAGACCCAGTCGGCAGCAAAGGTCGCGCAGTCGTTTTTACCCCACGCAAACGGCATTGCTCGGCGTTCCTCGATGAACTCCGCGAGCAGCGTCGGCCAGTTTGAAGCGCGAGAGATCATCACTCGTAGGTCTGCTTCGTCGTCTCGCCGCCCTTGTCCCAATCCGTCGCCTGAGTCTGGTTCGGATTTCCCCAGTAAATCGCCTTTTCCTGTATGTCGTTGACGAACTCAAGACCGAGATCGCCCGCGAAAAGGTTCTGTTGCTCCTCGTCGGTGTAGCGCACTTCGCGAGGCCGCTTGAAATCCATGAGACGCGACTCCGCGGTCATGATGATCTCGGCGGTCTGTCCGTCGTCCGAGACCTGCATCACGTCCATCCGACCGGCGAAGACCGTCACCGGAGACGAGATCAACGTGCCAGCAGTCGGAGAGAGCGCGCCGAATAGGATCGAGCACTCGCGGCCTTGGTAGTCCTCGGTAAGCGCGAGCGAGACGTTCGCGGTCGGAACGCCGGAGAGCTTCATCGTGATGCCGCGGGCTGCGAGATCAGTCGTCTCCTCGACCGGCGAAATCGTTCCGAGAGTTCCCAGCCCGAGATAAGTCGTCGAATTGTAGAACAGCGAGCCGTAGCCGGTCCAAAGATAGACCGGAGTCGAGAAGCCAAGGTTGGCGAGCAGGATCGGCGAAAGCTGCGCGGTGGTGACTTCCGTCACCATATCGGACGAGAGCGTGCGACCGGCGGTTGTGATGCTCATTGCGCCACGTCCTCGACGATGCCGAAGTTCACGCCATAAATCTTGGCGAGTTCAATGGTCCAGTTGGTAGCCGGCTCCGCTAGGCGGAACACGCCATTCGGATTGTTGTAGTAGATGTAAGTGTCTGCCGCGTAACTTGAACGAAGAAGAGGAAACACATCCACGCTGGTGGACGAGTTCACCTGAATCACCTTGTAAAGCGAAGTTGCGATCTGAAGCCAATCACCCACCGCAAACGAACCACTCCCTCCGCTGTTGGTGTAAGTCAGCGTGCTGGTGTTGGCCGTGGCCGTGGCAACTTTCAAAATGCCGAGCGGATTGCTTATGCCGCCCCGAGGCGTGGTGTTGGCGTAGTCCTGAAAATAAAAGGTTCCCCGCTGGGCAGCCAGCAGGAATCCGATCACAGCTTCCGCATCTGCGCGCACCATCGGCGGGCATTCAACCGAACCCATCCAGCCCTGCCCGCTCCAGTTGTATTGCTGAATCTGGAACGTGAATGGAGATACGTTGCGCGATGCGGCGCTGATTCCCGTCAGGGATAGTTTGGAAATCCTGAACGGCGACGGAGGCGTGAGCGGGTACGAAATAGCCATAGGTCAGGCGAAGGCGGCACGGTAAGCTCCACCGCGACGAACCATGTCGGGAATCTCGGCCTTCAGTCGCTTGCGCTCGGTGTCGAGGATCGGAGCAAGCTCGGCGCGAGAGATGCCGGAGGCGATGTTGTAGGTGATGTTGATCGCTGGAGCAGAACCGCCTTCCGTTCCCATCCGATGATTCGGAACAATAGTTCCCGAGGAGCTTGGAACAAAGAGTTCGGCGCCACGTTCTCCGACGATGATCGGCTTCTTGCGCTGAACAGTTCCTCCGAGAGCGAACGGCCCTCCGACTTGAGCGATGCCGGTCTCCACCGTTGCAAGGGGATTTCCGATCAGGCTCGTCGATACAAACGAAGCGATGCGGCGCGTGACGTTCTGGTAAAAGATTAGCTTGATGACTTGCAGGATCAAACCCTTGAGAACGTCCATGAACTTGCCGCCCTCAAAGATTGCAGTCTGGAAAGAGTCGCCGACCGCTTCCCCGATCTGCTTCTCGAGCTTGTATCGCTCGTTCAGAAGCGGGATCAAATCCTTGTCGATTTGATTTCGCTGCTGACGCATTGCGTTAGCCTCTCCAGTCGCGTCCGGCGATTCTCTTTCAAGCTGCCGGATGGATTGAGTGAGACTCAATCGAGCATCGAGCTTATCGTTTAGCTCTTGCTGAATGTCCGGCTCAATACCAATCGCGGCGTTAATCTGCTTTCGTAAATCAAGCTGCTCCGCGTAGAGCTTCCGATCATCTTCAACGATCTTTTTATTATGCTCGATGACTTTTCCACGGGCGACTTCAAGGGCGATCTCATCGTTTGCACGCTGAACGATGTCCTTTCCTAGACGCACCTTCATTTCGAGGCGCTGAACCTCGTTTTCGAGCGCGTTGAGAATGTCTTCCTCTGTTCCGTAGATCAGTTCGTTCGCGACGATTTGATCCGCGAGCTTTTGGTTTAGCTCATTTAACACCGGCTTTGCGCGCTCAAATCTAATTCTCGCCGCCTCTATAGCAGGATCGAGTTTCTCTCCCTTTGATACCATTCCGGCTATGCCGGAAACGATGTTGGAGACCGTGGTTGAGACGGCTTGAAACCCTCGGTCGATCATTCCCGTCGCGACCGTGAGTTTATTTGCCTCTTCCGTTGAGAGACCGATTGCGTCCGCGTTCTTCTCCGTCTCGTGCATCACCGCGTTCAAACGGCGCGCCGCGGAGATCGCTGCGCCTAATCCGAAGAGCGAACCAAGGTTCCGAGAGACGCCCTTGACCGCGCCGTGCATCTTCTCGAGCTGCGCCTGTACGGACGAAAAAGCCTTCGCCGTTTTATCGACTGCCCGAAGCTCGAAAGTTGCGCTAGCCATTTTTGGATCGGGTCTTTTTTAAGTGGTCGAAGTACGCCATCCAGCCCTGCAATTCCTCGACCGGCATTGCGAGTACCTCGTGAGCGAACTTGCCGAGCCTTTCCGCGAGAGCATAAACGGCGAGGAAGTCGGCGGCTTCCCCGCCGTGAATCAGTTTTTTAGGTCTTCAGCCTTCGGACTCTCGTCGGAGAGGATCGCGTTTGATACGCGAGCAATCACGTTTGAATCGGCTTTGTTGAGCAGCGTGATCTTATGGTCGATCTCGAACAGCTTTTTTCCGTTCTCGTCCTGCGCCTTAAGGATAAGAACATCGACCAGTAGCTCGATGTCGTGCTCTTTGCTCTTACGGTAAAGCCGATTCTTTTCGGCGAGAGTAACGGGCGTTGAATAGATCGTCAGCTTCCACTCCGGCACCTCTATTTTCTTAGTGCCGAGCGAAGCGAAATGCTCACGGACTAGGTCGATGGCTTCCAAGTGTCACCTCAAACGGTTAAGGTTGAGAGCGTGCCGTTGCCTTCGATGGTGATCGAGCCTTCGACCATGCCATCGAACGCGGCCGAGATGTCGAACTTGGTCACGATACCGCCGCCGGAGTAATAGGTATCGGTCGAATCCGCGCCCTCGGGATATAGGTTGACCGTGACAGAAGCGCCAACCGTCAGCGTGAGCTGGCCGGCATCGGTCTCGTCCCAGTAGAGATCGCCCGAAACGGACCACGTCCGCATCGTAGCCTTGCGCGTGCGGAACGTGTCGCCGATGACTGAGTCTTCGACGGTATCGGATGAGTTGGCGAGCGAGTAGTTGCGAAGCTCGCCGACGGTGGTCGAGGAAATCTTGATGAGCCCCTCGCGGCCGAGATGGTTAGCCATATTAGTCGGTGGTTAAGTAGATTGCTTGAAAAGTATGCCGAGCGACACCCCATTGGCGCTCCTCGTCCGGCTCGATCACATAATTGACCCGCGTCAAATGAAGATCGCGGCACGCGCCGCCAAGGGTGACGTCTGCCAAAACCGCCGCCTCGACCGCTGCACTTCCCGTATCGAGCAAGTCGTCAAGAATAGTTGAGCCGGTCACAGCGGTGAAATAATCCACGCTTACCTCGAGTCGCCGGTACTGCACGCGATTGCTAGGCGCGAGCGAGCGAATCTCGATGTCTTCGCTCACGGCATAAACCGCGCAGGCTGGAAAGCCGGTAGAGACGAGCGTGCGGTCGCGACCCTTAAGCAAGTTTGCGGTGACGACTACGGAAGCTCCAGTTAGTGCGGAGCCAATAGCGTTTCGGATGTCAGTTCTTGTGCTCATCAGGCTGCAAGTTCGAGAACCTTTGCCGCGCCCTCAACTTTCATGAAGCCAAGATTTACGGCCTTACCAGCAAGAAGTCGTCGGACCTTTCGATAAGTCGTATCCACGCGAGAGTTTACGGCCGCGTTGATCTTGTCTTGGTAGTTCGGAATTTTAACCTTTAGATTTCGCGCAAGGATGTACGGCGAAACCATACTCGCCGGACCGAAATGGAAATTGACTATTCCAGAGGCGCTTCCAAAGCGATCAGAAAACTTCTTGTAACGCGCACCGGAAGCCTTTGCCGCGGGAATCCATCCCGATGCCGTCCATCCGACGCGAGCTTTGACCTCTCGGACGTATCGCTTATAGATCGTCGAGTCGGTCGTCATTACATATGACTTCCTGCTCACCCTTCCGTAACGCGTTCGCTTCGAGGTATGATCTGACGGCTGGAATCCCTTCACGATCCATTGATTCCCATCCATTTCGCGCATCGCCGCTTGCAGCGTTTCGTTGTCCTTGCGGCGAATCAACTCGCGCATCGGCAATCGGATTTCCTCTCGCGCCCTTGCAAATGAATCTTGGTTCAATACGCCAACTGCTTTTTGGATGTCGGCGGCAACCGCGTTTACGCCTTGCTGCCGAGTTTTAGGAGGAGTGAACTTGATGAAGAGTTGCACGAGATAACGCGCCTCCTCCTTGATGATCGGACCGAGGCCAACATTTGCCGCCTTTGATAGCTCGGTGAGAGCCATCGAAAGCTGCTTGGTCTCAATCTTCACGTCGATCATATCGCCTTTGCTACGTCCATCTCGCAGCCGCTCGCCTCGGCATCGAACCGCAACTGCTCGACAAAGTAAGTCACGCCGGACCGCACGAGGGTCTGCGAGATCGAAGGACGCGACGCCATCTGCGAGGTCAGGAAAAAGATCGTGTATTTTATCTCCTCGCGGCGCTGATCCTCGAAGGCGCTGAAATCGTTCTGCGAGATCGCCCAAATTCCGGTCACAGTCGAGCCTCCCATTGAGAAGGTCACGCCGGCTTGCTCTTGGATGCCGGTGAAATCGCTCTCAAGCTGCGTCGGGTCGAAGTCGCGGACTGCCATACAACTTGTCCAAATGTAAGATTTACGGCGGCGGCGCTTCTGAGACGCGCTCATCGTAGCGGTAAGCGTGCAGGACGCGGTCGATGTGGTACTCGCCCTTCGCGTCAATGACGAGGTGCTTCGCCCACGCCCAGTCCTCGCCGTAGTTTGTCGCCGGAAATCGGACGCGCCGCGCCATATCGCCGCGCCACGCGCAGACGTGCCACGCGGACCGCTTGAAGGAAGGCTGCGCGAAAGGTTCGTTGCGATGCCGCAGCGAGAAGGAGCAGATGGCCTCGGCTCCATTGACGCTCGCCCGCTGGTCGAAGGTAATGACTGAAACGTCCGCGGAGGATCGCTCGGCCGCACCGACAAGCGCCGCGACGTACTCATCGGCCACGTCGTCGTCGTCATCGACAAAGGCGACGAACTCGCCGCGAGACATTTGCACGAGCGCGTCGCGCTTCTCTCCTATGGTCCGCTGTCGATTGTCCAGAAATACGAGGAGCTCGACATCTCCGTCGCGCTGCATCGCATCAACCTGCGCCTGCAACTTCTGCCAAAGCGGCCAGAGGTGCGAGTGGTACCGACGCGGCGTCGCCGGAATCAGTACCGATAGGATCGGAGCGCTCACCTTGGATTCCTTTCGCGGTAGAGCTTCTCGCCGGCGGCATATCGCTCCTGCGAGTTGTTGTGCTTGTAGGTCGCGTCCATCGTTCCTTTGCCGAAGGCGGGATGCTGGTGCTCGAAAGTGATCGCCTTCCGCGCATCGACGACGACGCCGTCCTTGAAGGCGCGGTGACTGAACTCGTTATCGGAAAACACCGACTCGTAGCCGGCGTGGAAGACCTCGCCGCCCTGCTGCTCGTAGCGCGCACGCGAGAGGATCGCCATGCAGAGGAGGTCGTCGTGCCGGTGTCCGTCGCTGATGGCGATCACTAGCGACTCCTTCTGAAGATCGCGGCCGTTAACGGTATCGAGCAGCTTCCGATCCCAGCCGACCGGAGGCACCCAATCGTCGGAGACCTGCACAAGAAGATCGCCGCGGGAGATTGCCGCCGCTGCGTTCCACGCGGCAACGCATGACTGGCGCGGGCTAATTACCGAGACGAACTGCTTCGACATCTCGACCGACGTCGCGTCGTCCGCATCGACTGCGAAGATATGCTCGACGCGGCTCGGATCGTCCGCGGTCGAGAGCCAAAGCTCGCGAGCGTTGACCGCTTTCGAGGTCCGTCCGCGGGTCGCGTGCAGGAGCGAAATCTTAGGAGTCGCTCCGAGATGGAACTGCCATTGCAGAACTTCAGCCATCGCCTTATTTCCGGCGGCACGGTACGCTCTCGCTCCGACATCGTAGCCAGCCCAGCCGTACCACTTTGCCTCGTGCGTCCACGGGCGCTTGTCTTCGAGCGGCTCCCGCAGAGCCAGCATCTTCTCAGCCCACACCTCGGCCTTGCTGTAGTCGCGCTTCTCGAAGTG